TTCGTAGCAACAACATTACTGGGTAACACTACAGCAGGTAAAGCTGCATCAGGGGTTGTAGGAGATCTTGTAGGGTCTTTCTTAAATTCAAAACAACAAGGGGCATCTGGAACATCTGCTGTTAAAATGCAAGGAGCTATTGAGCCAAGTGTATTTAGTTTTAAAGATGATGTTATGGATGACGATATTACAGTAGTTGATGCTGTAGATTTAAACTCAAAGTTTACTTCAACCCAAACACAAAACAGTTTTCCATTGGGCAGCAAATCTAATTTATCAGAGCTAGTTCGTGATCCTGTCTTTAGAAGGTTTATGGAAAATGCTCATACAAACAATGCTATGAAAACTGTATCATCTTACAGGGATCTTACTGCTGTAATGCCTTATGAAGAAGAATCCCCTATTAGTATTAACAACCCAACACTAATAACGTAGAGTAAAGTATGCTTAAACCTAGAATTAGTAAAAATGAAATAGATCAGCAGATTTTACAAGCTGCTCAAAGTGCTGGTACTGGAGAACCTGATCCTATTATGGCAGCTTCAGCACCTCCGGGCATTGGTATAACACAACCAAAAGGGCAATGGCAATGGGAACAACCTCCTTTGATAACAGACCCTAATCAAGCCATAGATGCAATAGTTGAACAATTTGATATGGTAAAAGATAATGTAGTTAAATTAATGATTGCAGGGATTTCTGTAGAAGAAATTGTGCAAACAACTGTATTTAACGCTTTTATAGAAGGTAAATTTAGTCCAGATGTTGCAGAACTTATTAAACCTGCATTAACTTTATATTTAATGAAGTTAGCTGATGATGTAGATGCACCTTTTAAATTATATGCTGAAGATCCACAATCAAATGAAATAGATGATGTTGAGTTATTTAGAACTATGAAACAAAGAAACCCAGAAATGTTTACGCAATTAAAAGAGAATGTAAATCAAGGTCTTCGTATGGCAAAAGCAGAACCTGTAGAACAACCACAGCAAAAGCAACAAGCACCTCAAAACTTTTTAGAAATGGGAGATGTATAAATGGTATTACCGTTAGCAGCGTTATTAGGATTAGCAGTAGGTGGTGGTGCTGTAACTGGCTATGCTGGAGAAGTGCAACGTAAAAAAGTAAAAGCCGAAGAAGATGACGAGTTTCTTAGAAGGTTGCAGTTACAAACTGGGCAATCAAAAGAATTAGCAGAGTTTCAATCAGGGTTAAGAATAACGGAATCAGAAGCTACAAATGAAGCTGAACGAAAAAAGTTAGCTTTAAGTTTAGGTTTACCTGCAGATGCAACTTATGCTGAAATAGCAACAGCACAATCTCAAAAAACTTTAAAAGATACGTACTCATCGGAACTTGTTAAAGGAGCAGCTGGTGCAGGTCTTCCCATAACGGCTAGTGCAAGTTCTATAACAACAAAAAAACAAGAAATAGAAAAACAGAAAAAAGAAACTGAACTTACATACAAAAAGGAACTTGAAGACTATAAAAATGAACTTGAAAACACAAACAAAAGTATATTAGAAGCTGAAGCATTTACTCATACTTTTAACATACCGGGAACTAGTGTTAGGAAATTTGGTTTAGACGAAAATCAACAACTTGTGGCACAAACTGTTGAGAAAAAATTTAAGTTGCCTAGTTTAGATTACTTAGCATCTGAAAAGAAATTAGATGGTAAAGAACAACTCAGAGCAGGAATAAATGCTTTTAATATGAATGTTGAAGATGCTGAACAATTAATTATGCAAGGAAATCAAGACACAAGAAATACTTTGTTAAACACGTTACAAGAACAGTTATATGCATACAAGACAGAACATTTAATTAAACAGAAGCCCATAACTTTAGAAGTGGGAGGTCCTCAAACTATTGAGACAACTGTCTACTCTCTTGCTAGAAACTTTCAAGGGTTGGCTGAAAGTCCTATGTTTGGTCCTATTATAGCTGCAATGGATAAAGATATTCACGATGCTGAAAGTGTTGAGCAATATATTGAGCAATTACTTAACATGCCAATTATTGCACAAAAAAAGAAAACAACTAAAACTTTTAATAGTGGTGAATTGGGATCACAGAAAAAAGTAGAATTTGAAGGATACACTCTTAAAGATAAAGATGGTCCTGCAATAACATACGATTGTACCCCTGTTGGTGCAGGTTCAAAAGAAGCTTGTAATACTTTTAAAGATATAATTAAAACGAATAAAAAAAATATATCACAAGATATGTTTGATCAACGTATGAATTATATTTTATATAAATCTCCTATAAATAAAACAAACTTTGGAGCTAAAGGTGTTTTTTTAGAGGGTAATCCAGAAGGCGATGGATACCCAATGCTTGATTTTATGCAAGAGTTAAAAGCTAAAGATATAAACTTAAATCCTTTACAAGAAGTAAGTCAAGTAACTGCATCAAAAACTTTAGATCGACCAGTCTATGAAAGTATTAAAGACTCATTTACGTCAAGTGCTGCCCAAAGAGGTTCATACTATCAAAGTATAATTAAAGCTCATGCTGATGCAAACTTATATGATTTTACTTATTTTATTGATCTTTCACAAGCATTTGTTTCAGACTCTAGTTTTATGACGTATGGAGATTTAAATTCAATTTATGATAATGCTGGACTTATATCAGCAGCAAGTGTTTCAAATAACTATCACTCTCTTTTAAAAGTTAGAGCTTTGGGAATACCCTATGTTGAAACTGTGCCTGATGGCAACATAGAGAGTGTTGCTAATACTATGCCTAAGTTTGCACACTACGCAGCAAAACACGGCATTAAAGCCGACCCAAATGCAACAGCTTTAACTGGGTCGTTTTTAAATGTTTACAAAGATTACTTTAACGTGTTGCCAGAGCAATTAAAAGAATTTTTTAAAACAGCGTTTAATGCTGAAGATGAAGGAAGTTTTATTGCTTCTTTTGCAGACGTATTTACACGAAACATTGGGGCTGAGGGTAAAGAAGGATTTAGATTTAAAGATGTAAAAATAAATTCTAAAGAATTAACCCAAATAAGAAAAGAATCATTTAAACATATTTACAATGACAAAGGTCAATTAATACGTAAAGAAACTTTTAAAGATAATGCAGAGTTTTTAAAATATGAAAGAATGGCTTATGATAACAACCAAGAACGTTTAGCCGACATTCAAAAAAGAATACGTGACAAAGTTGACGTTCAAGGTGCAAGAAGAGATTTGTTAAAATTTATGATGGCTTACGAATTAGCATCTTATCTTCAAGGAGGAACTGGTGGTCGAACAATTTCTGACCAAGACGTTGAAAACATGTTACGAGCTATCGGAGCAGATAACTGGACATCAACTGCTGCAATGGTTGGGGGTACATTGGAATTGTTGACAAACCTTGAAGCTGATATAGATATACACACTGCTCTTACTTATACTACAGATCCCTCAAGAGTTATGGCTGGCATATATGCTCGTGACAAATTTAAACCTTTATTTAGACCTGAAAAAGCTGGCAATCGTGACATCATTAATAAAATATTTTTTAAAGTTACTGACGAAATAAGTGGTGAAGAAGAAAAAGAAAACGTTCCAATAAAAAAGGAAAAATATTTAATTGATAGCGATGGTATATTAAACAAAAAAAATAATGCCCCTGAAGAAGTAATTAACATATTAGGTAACGTAGGTTAACATGGTAAACTATACTCAAAAAGCTGGAGATTATTTAATTAATAATGCACGGCTTGGCAAAACTAATACAAAACAATATAACACTATTCTTGATTTTTACAACAAGCAACCAGACAAAGACACCTCACTGCTTAGTAAAATATCTCCTGCACCTGTAAAAGAAAAACAACAATTTAATCCTTTGCAACAAGCAATAGCTGGAAATGTTCCATTGTTTGATTCTGGAATTAAAATTACAGATAGACCCTCTGTAGACACTCCTCCCTTAACAGCATTAAGAGAAAAAACAGGTGATTTTTTTAGAGACTTTAGAGCAACAAATCCTGTTATGGGAGCATTGGGGCTTGACTATCCAGCTATTTCTGAAATAAGTTCTACAGGGGAAACTACGGCTGTTAAAAGATTTGTAAAACCTGCAATACAAGTAAAAGATACAACATTGTTTTCTGCAGTTTTAAAATCAGATCAAGAGATGCAAAAATCATTTACCAAAGATTTAACTGGGTTTACAAATAAAGCTGGAGATAGAGAGTACGAATTTACTCCTAATATGTCTTTAGATAAAAAAATGGAAATGATAGACAAATTTGATGGAAGAACTCTAGTATTTGCCGATGGACAAACACAAAATATTGAATTTGAAACAACTAAAATTGAACCAACAAGTCTTTCTTCTTTTGGTGTTGATTTTTTTCTTGGTAAACAAGAATTAGGTAAACCTGTATCCCTTTTAGAAGCTGAAAAAATTAAAGCTACTAAAAGTTTTCTTGCAACAGCAAGTCCTACTCAAGCACTTACATACGCATTAGTTAATCCTGATAGTAAATTATATTCAAGCACCGTAGCAAAAATTACTAACATACCTATTCTTGGAGATATATTTCCATATGGGTCACGACCCATTGATAATTTACTAGATACTTTAGATGAGAATTTAAAAGGTGATCCAAAAATAGCCGCATTTTTAGCAGAAGAAGTAGGCAGTGGAAAATTAGGCAGAAGAAAACTATCATCACGTTTTACTAATTTATTACAAGCTGGGGGTTCTGGATTACTATTTTTGTATGGAGAAGGAACACAATTTTTAAAAGACTCACTTAATAAATTGCCACAGTTTGAAATTGATACCTTTGGTGGTCTTGAAACACCAGAACAACGTGAAGTATTTTTAACAAGATACTTTCCGAGTATGGCTAAAGATTTTCACATGTACATACAATCAAAAGGTATAAATGATTTAAGTTTAGAAGATGCAGAAGCTATCTTGTATTTTGATAATAACGTAGCTGAAAGAGCATTGGGAATAGGTATGGAAGGGCTTATCCCCGGAACTGCCTTAGCAAAGATAACGGCAGGTATGTCTGCAGCAACAGGTAAAGCATTTACAGGATATTTAAAACAATATGGAAATAAATTTGATACAGTTGATGAAGCCCTTGAAGGTTTTGTAACAAATAAATTTGTAAAAAATAAATATGGACAACTTATAGGCCCACGAACTAAATTATTTCCAAAACTGAGAGAAGGACTTCAAAGAGGGAGAGTAGCAAATACAGTTCAAATGTGGCAATCAACTCTACCTTTAGCAAAAAGAACAGAATACAAAAGTGCAGTGCAATTTAGAGATAAAATATTAACTAAGATTGCGATAGAACAACCTAAAGCAGGATCGCAGAGAGCAAGGGATCTTAGCAGACAAAAGTTTAAAGCTACTGAAAAAATTGTAGCGGCCGAAACATATTCAAATGTTGCACCATTTTTACGAGAATTAGGTATGGCTGAAGGAAGAGTTGCATTATATGGTGCGGCAGGTGGACAAATTGCACAAGAATTTAATTTTGATCCTGTTTTTGGTGAAATATTTGGAGTAGTTCACGGTGGTATTGTAGCACCAATAACTGATACTCTTCCGTATTTAAGAAATACTTTTATATTTAATCCTGATACAACAGTTAAAAAAGCCTATGACGTGGCTCACTATCACACATTATTTGCATTAGAAAGAATACCCGGAAGTGGATTTAATCCGGGGGATTTAGTAAGTGAGTCTATTAACTTTGCAAGTCAAAAAGGTTTAGATCAATTTACAGATATTCTTGCAAGAGCAAACCCTGAATTAGTTGAGTCTGTAACACAAAGGGTTTCTCTTCTTAACAAGTATAAACAACGATTAATTGATAGGGGTATGCCTGAAAAAACTTTTAACATGACCTTATCAAAGCTTACAGGGCTTTCTGTTTTAGAAGCGTTTGATGCTACATATGGTAACGCAATTGATGCAGCTTCAACATTGTCTGTTAAAGGAATGGAAGATTTACAAGAGGTCAGTGGGATACGTAAAAAATTAGTTACAGAACTAAGAACATTGATGGATGATCTTGCTCCTGAAACAATGGACCCAGAAATGGGTAGTGATTTAGCTGTGTTTACAACTCAAGTTGAAAATGGGTTAAAGGCTCAGGAAACAAAAATAAAAGTAATAAATGGTCTTTTAGCTCAGGCCGCATCAAATAGACAGGCTATAATTATGTCTAATTATTTGTCTGGGGTAAAGCTTGGCGATACTAAAAAACAAGATGTACAAGCCGTTCTTGATGAACTTTATGAGTTAACAGAAATAAAATTAGGTCCTGATGCAACGGCAGAACAAAGGTATAAAGAGACATTAAGTATAAGTTATACTTTAGAAAGACAAATAAAAAATGAAGTTGATGACCTCATTAAAAGTTTTAATTCAAAAGAAAACAAAGACATATTTACAAATGAAGTATTTAAAATACCACGAATACAAAAACTTTTAAAGAAAGAAATAGCTGATGTAGACCCTGCCATAACTTCGTTTGCAACACGAAAAAGTATAGCAAAAAGTAAAATTACAAAACAAGTTGTATCAAATAAAATAAATAAATTACTTGAAGTTTCTGCAGAAGCTAGACGAGCAGAAATATCACAAAGGGGCAGTGTTCCTTACGCAAACATCAATAAAAAATATGAAAATGCCAGTGGGAACGCAACTGAATTTTTTATAGATGTATTAAGGGCAGAACTAGATCCTTCAAGACCTCTTGCAAATATGACAAAAGATGGTTTAACAAGCACTGATCTAGGTAGCTTATCTAAAACTTTTAGTCGAAAAGCATCTGAGTTGTTTGATGAATATAATTTTCCTAGAGAAGCAATGCAAGCAGAAGTACAAGGAAAAACAGGATTTAATCCTAAACAAGATGCACATCTTTTATATCACATAATGACAGATCCAAGTTCTGAATTTTATAAAGAAGGAAAAGATTTAGCAATTGAAATTGGGTTTGATGATATGTATAAACTATCATCTGCTATATCTAGAAAAGCATTTGACTATTCTTCTACTAAAACAGGAATACCAGAAGGATCTATATCAGCCACGTACCAAAATTTAGCAACTCGTGCAGATAATATATTTGATAATTTTGTTGTACAAACTGGAGTAGATGCTGAAGGTCGCCCTGTTTTTGAAACATTACCAGAATTAAGGGCTGACATACAAGATTTAAAAAAGTTTTACACAGAAAATGTGGCTAATGTTTTATACTCTAAAAATAGTTTATTTATGGAATGGCTACCTGCAGATAGGTCTGCAACACTTTCACAACTTGATCCTACAGGGTTATCATATAAAAATGATTCTTCTAGATGGATTAGTATGGATAAAATTGCAAAAGGCGATGCTGACATATTTAAAGATAAATTGTTAAGGGGATTTGGGGATCTACAAGATGGAGAGTATAAGATTGATATATATAAGTATAAAGGACTTTCTGCTGTATTAGATTTTAAAATAAAAGAATGGATACAAGAACAACGAGTTGCAGGTAAAACAATAGATGAAGTAAATGACGGAATTTTAAATTTAACAAATACATTTCATGTTAGACAGAATGATTTTTTAGTTAACGCTGATGATTACATAGGATCAAATGGATTTTTTAGTTTAGGTCAACAACGTTTAAGACATGCAGATATTGAGATAGAAGCAAGTAAGGCTGAACAGTTTATTGACGATGCTTTTAACAACCAAATAAAACCAATAAAAGAACAAGTTGAAAAAGAACAAAAAAATCTTTTAGCGTTGCGAAAATTAATTGGGGAAGAAGGAGGAGAAGTAGGAAGAATAGGGACTAAAGAAGACTTTTTTAACGCTGTTGTAGGGAATGAAGTTAGAGGACAACAAACTCTTGAAAGATTTAGAAAAGCATTTGATGGTACAGATGAAGAATTTGAAAATGTTACAAGAAAGATATTATCTCAATATATAGGAGATAAAGTTTATAGCAAAACACAAATGCAAATTACAGGAATTAAAAAGGCAGGAACAATAGAAGTTTTTGATATTAATTTTGATGAACTTGATAAAATTTTAAATGCTAACCCTGCAGCACTAGGAAAAATCTTGGGTGCAGAACATTATGAAACTTTAAAAGATATATCAACGTACATGAAATTGTACGATGGAAAATATAATGATGCAAAAACTGCTTTGACAGGTGTACCAAGAGCGTTATCTGTTGAAAGTTGGATTAGTCGTCTGTACAGTGTAAACAGAGAAGTAGTATCACCTCGATATGTTGCAACAGAAGCTGCTATACAACAATTTAGATTACGGAACATGAAGCTGTTACAGGCTATAATTCAAGATAAAGAAGTTGCACAACTTTTTGGAGAAATGATTGAAACAGGTAAACCACTCACTCCTCAAAAAAACGATAGATTTTTTAATGCACTTTTAGTAGCAACAGCAAGATTTGGATCACAAGAAGATTATTCAGCAGGAGACTTATTTCAAATACCTACTGAAGGAGTAAAATTTAAAGTGCAAGAAAAGTATGGAGAACAATTAAAATTTTTAGGAATAATAGATTAAGGAGAAACTATGAAAACTTATTACAACGGCCCAAGACAAAGAATGAACTATGGGGGTATGAGTATGGGAACAACTCTTGGTAGCACTATGGGGCAAAAAGATCAGATGAAATCTAATCGTATGCGAACTACTATGGGAAACAGCCCAATGATGCAACCTATGAAGTATGGTGGTAAAAAATCTAAGAAAAAGTAGACTTTATTAAAAAAAGTCTTTATATAAACGTGCTGAGAGGGGTAGAACTATAGTCTCTGGTGTAATCATACCTGAGAAATAGCTTTACCCCTCTCATTATTTTAAGAACGCTACTGTTTGGGTTTATCCAATTTTAACTGGTCAAGTTCCCTTTTTAGTTGTACATTTTCGTTCATAAGCCCGGTAAACACGTTTAACAGTGTTACTTTCTCTTCTGAACCTATAATCATAGTTCTTATATCGTCATAGGTCATTCCGGGTTTTACTTCTTTAGCTTCTTCTTCAGCCATAATTACCTCAATGTGTATATATTGATGATTTGTTAAGCATCTCATCACCTGTTGTTTTTAAATAACGAACAAGAGATGCCAGTTTAAATGTGCCTTCGTATTGTGGAAGACCATGCTCCATAACCCTGATCAATTCTTCTGGGTTTACAGATTCCATACGTATATCTACTTTACCATCTTGGTTGAGATACGCTTTAAATGAAAATAGTTCTGCTAATTTATTCTGTGCCATATACTGTGTCCAACTGATGTATCTTTACATTATAGCAGTCAGCTCTAAATCTAAATTTATTATCAGGATCTAATTCACCTTTTTTGTGGTGTTTTGCTTTTTCAAAATAATCACTCTTCATTATCTTTCCCAATATCCACGCTCTAGAAAAATCATTTAACACACGAACAAACACATACATATCACATTTTTGTTTTGTCCCATGTGCAGCAATACTACAGTCGTAGTTTGATTTGGGTTCAGAGTTGCAACGTTTTGTTTTGACATCTATCTTGTTGCCAACCTTATCAACTATATCATAATCATAGGTATTCTGTTCTTTTGCTTTGATGTAGTCCGTTACAACTATCTCTCCGATAAACCCTGCAAGGTTTCCCCCACCATTCGTAATAGAGTTTGCTATGCGACCCATATCAATGGCTTTTTTTCTTGCCCTAATAAACTGATCGCCAGAAACTTCTAACTCTATCATGCAACTTCTCCAATATCTACTACTTCACAAGCATCTGCAGTACACGCTAATTCCCTGCCACCTGTTGTAGTGTCTTCTTTTTCATACACCGACAATTTACCAAAGTCAATTTCTTTTGGTGTTTTTAACAACGTAGATGAATATTCTGCTTTTGTGCAGTCCTGATAAGGTGCTTGCTGATAGACGTGATCATCATATGGTAAGAAAGATATACCAGATATTATATCAAAGTTATCATATACCCACGCACCAACTGACATCCACTCATCTTCTTTCACTGTTACAGTTATGGATGGTTTGTGTTCACACCACGTTTCTGCATATATCTTCCACAGTTCTAGTTGTTCAATAGCTGATATATTTTTTCGTACAATAGCATTTTTTGGTGACATTGTAGGAAATGAAAATATTGTTGTGTACTCAGGTTTTACTACATCAGGTTCATTTATCACTCCCTCATCTTTCATAAGTTTTGTAAGAGGGTCATTATTGTCTGCTCTTACTGTTCGTATGTAATACTCACTATGTCTTGCGTGTATGCCACTTGCAGAGTTAGTTAGTTGCGATACAGTACCTGAGGGTTTGACACAGGTTATCGCTGCACTCTGAGGGATACCCAGTAGTTTTGCATACTCTTGATTTGTAAGGACTGCTTCTTGTTTCATTTCTTTTAGCCATCGTGTAGAATCTGTAGTTTTTGATAAAACTGGATGATCCATGATACCAGTTAATGATACTCCTAATAATCTTTCTTCCTCTGTGTTCTGTTTCCATATCTTCCTCAAATATTTAAAGTTAGTTAAAGTTGATTGAAATGTTCCAAGTATTGTAGCCATACGAACTTTTTTCTTCAGTGTTTGCAGTGTGTCGTCATTACGAACTATAACTTCAGACAAGTTGCAAAACTGATAAGGTCTAAGTATTATTTCAGAACAGGGGTTAGTACCCCAAGCATACCCTGTTTCCCTTCTTCCATTTCTTGCAACTTGGTTGTCTGATGCTTCACGGTTAAACATACCACGCTCACCAGACTTTGATTCATATAGAGATACCCACTCACGCATAAACGTACCCATTTCTGGTTTGTTCTTGTAGGACACACTATTATTCGCTAAAGAACGTTGTTTTTCTGTGTCATACCAATTACCAGATTTAGCGTGTCGCATTTGATCGTCACCAAGATTAGATAAACTAATCAGTGCAGATCTTCTAACACCACCAACTACAACTACTTGCCCAACCTTGCACATAATATCGTGACATTCTATTGGATAAAGTTTGCGACCACTAGCTTTCTTAAATGTGTTTATTGTAAAATCAAATAACTCTACTAGAGGTTCAGCACCAGATGCTCTACCCCCCATAACCTTTAACTTTGCTCCTGCAGGTCTAACTTGGGATACATCCCAACTAGGAACTTGCCCAGAATAAAGTAATGCAACCAATTCTTTGTAGGCTTTTGCCCAACCCAATCGACTATCTGCAACATTTATAATTGTATCACTTTGATGAAAGTTTTCAGCAATGATTGGTAGTTTGTCTACATTTTCTCGTTCTACTGAGAACCCAACACCTGTTCCACACATAAGTATGTACATACACTCATCAAATGCTCTAGGGTGATCAACAGGGATATAGCTACAGTTATATCCACAGATATTATCTCTATCTAGTGCTTCTCCTGCAGTCATCATTGCCCTCATAGATGGCATTACTTTTAACTCTAATATGTGGTTTCTAAGTGCTGAATACAACCCTATATTATGCCCATCTATATCAAAATCGTGTTCGTTTTTTATGTGATTTGATATGTAACCTAAATACCTGTCTACTGTTTCATCCCAATCCTCACGTCTTTTTTCCTCTTCGTTCCAACGAGCATATCGTGATTTGTGTATAAAATCTTGGTACGGTGTGGGTAAATTTTTCATGCCCCATTATTCCTTTCTATATCTTGTTTCATTTTTAATTCAATTAATTTTTGTAAGTACCATTCTGCTTTACGTAAATCTTCTACAGGTTTTCCTTTATACCTATATCTCCACAAATACTTAATTATAACTCCCTGTAAATAAAATTCAAATCCACTGTTTGTTGCTGACTCAATAGCATCAATACATTCTATCTTATCTTGATTATAGTGGGGTGGTTGATTAACCATATCTTTCATTTTAAATTCATCTTTCACTGTTTTTTTCCAAAATCTACTTTTATTACATTATCTTCTATTGGAACTATATCTCTGTTTTTAATTCTAACTAACCCAAGTTTTAACACTGTATTTAAATCCATGTCAACCATTTCTAATATTCCTTCTTGTGCTATTGCTGCTGAACATGGGTTTTTATCATCGTGTATCCCTGTAGTATCATATGCAGTAAGCGTAAAAGAATCTTCATCCACTTTATTTAATATGATGTAATATCTATCAGGTAATAAGGTCATTTTTTCCACTTGTATTTGGCTTTCTTTATCTTTCATTTTTCAACCATTCTCTAGGTACAGCTTTTTCTGCCCATTCAAATCCGTGTTTGTTACACCATTCACCATACGTTGTATTACTATTTTTGTACAGTTTATTTTTTGCATTTCCAAATACAAATCGAATATCACAATCTGGGTGTTGTTGTTTTATTAACAACATTTTGGATCTGTCTTCTCGTGTTAACCTACCCTTTGCTTCAATGTATATGTCTGTTTCTGGTATGTAGAAGTCTGGGGTGTAGTGTCTAACTTTAGGAACATAAGGCAGTCTAATTGTTTCGTACTTAAACTTGCCACCTTCTTGGGACATCTTAACAGCTAATATTTTTTCAAATTGTGATCTATATACTGGCATTATGAGAACATCTCCCTTATGTATTCCATTCTTTTTGATAGCATTTTTGCCACTTCTGGGGAGTGTTTTTCTAAACTCTCTAGCTCTCTTTGAAATGGTGTAATCGGTAGGCATATAACAGTTTGACCCCATAATTTTTCTTGTATACCTTTGAATTGTTTTAAAAGAGTTGCCTTATCCCTTGATTGTGTATCAGAGATTAAATGTCCTTTGGTCGCATAATTTTCTCGCAACGTTACTGGTATGCCTTTAAGATGTCCTCTCAACACTGCTAACATCCTGCCCCCACCCATCTCTTTGCGTGATTCTACATACATACAAGCCATATGAGGATTCAACGATATGAACTCTACATCATAATCATTTGTGTATACTAATGGCATTATAAACTCCTTTGTGCATATCGAGTGTACCAAATCTGTGGTGGTGATTTTGCTTTTGATGTAATTTTGTTTTCAAGTCTAGCATCTTCCCAACAATGTTTTTTGTATTCACAAAAAGAACAAAGTTTGGGCATTAATCTGTTTTTAGTTCGTACTATCTCCCCATCTTTCTTGTATGTTTCCCAACTGTCTTTTAGTTTTGCTTTTTTAAAATCTGCCTTTTTTACAACTTTAACTATGCTATCAGCCTGTTGCAAAACTCTTTTTCTTTCACTTATATCCTCTGGTGCATCGACAACAGCCCATTCACCTGTTGATTTGTTGATTACAATCCAACCACCAAACGGCATATTATTTGCTTCACCATACAGATGACCTTGAACAATGTACCCAAATGGATCATCTTCTTTTATCTTATCATATCCATTTTTAAATTTTTGATCAAAAGAAAAGGGGGATGCTGATTTAATGTCCCAGACTTTTTCTGTTCCATCTTCATCTAAGATAACATCTAATGTTCCTTTTATGTTTTCTTTATCCAACACAATAGAACAAGGCTTTTGTTCACCCACAACCTTTATTCCTGCAGCTTTAATGACAAGCATAGCAACTGCTTCAATTAAATCACCGAACAGGAAACGCATTATATCGTTGTAGGAACTCTCTTTGGGACAGTCTTGCATACTGAGTATCTGTTGACAGACAGGTCTGCCTATGCCAGACATTCTTAATTTAGCACCTTCTCGTTTACTAAACTGTTTTTTTATTGCAGTTTCGCAAGAATCTTTGAACTCTTGGATAAGATGATCAGGGAGTTCAACTTCTCCCTGACCAGCTTTGTCTAAAAACTCCTGTATATTAACTAGCAACAGCATCGAAGTCTTTGGAAAGGTCTGAATCCTCTTCAGATACATTACCTTTTAAAGCTTCGTTGTACTGCTTCATAACGTTAACATTTGCAGCATCAATGGTATCTTTGAACATTCTAATTAAAGTTTTATCCTCATCGGATAGAGAAGTCAAAGACTTACCTTCAGTTGGAACAGGTACAAAAAATGTAACTGAACCTTTCTTCATTTTAGACGTTTTTAAATCAATCCAAATTCTTTGCATGATTTTTTTCTGTTTATTTAAGCCATTTATAAAATTGTTGATTGGCATAAACCCAGACTTTTTAAAGTAACTGACAATGGGTAGGTTGTCTAATTCTACATCATTGCCATCAGCATCTTTCATCTTACCAGACAACACTCCGTAAATAACTTGGTTACACGTGACTGCTTTAGATGTAATCAATCGAGGATCATCATCTGGTAAAGTTTCTGCTTCTTCTTTTGCTAGGCGACCACACTTGTTGCCCCCTATTGTGTCTGCAAAGTCTCCAGACATATTTGCTTTCTGGACAGAATTACAAATAGGTTTCCCCTCATCTGCATCAAAAAGTGACCACATAAACGATCTCATAAACACTCGTAATTTGACCTCTGGTGCATACAAGTATCGCCCATCCTGCCAGACTCTCCAATCACCCTTTTTAAGAGTTTGCCCGGCATCAGTTTCGGTTTCGTAATTGATAGCCAATTTAGACAATTCACTTTTGACTTGTCCATCATCTTGACCTGTTAATTGCATCAAAGCTTGATCATCATCATTCTCTAATGCTTCGACCATCTTATCAAATTGGTCAGTTATTGTTGTTAAATTATTTATTTTAATTTCTCCTCTATAAGAAAGTTAACGATAAATTTATTCTACTGGATAAACTACGTTGGTGTCAAGCCAATTCTCACCTTTTTTTATTTCAATTTCAACAGGCATTAAGTAGTTGATTTTGTAACGTTTTTTTAGATCGGCCGCAACACCCAACATAGAAAACTTTAAAATTGCTAAAATTTGTTCTTCCTCATCTGGATGACAATCAATCACAATTGAGTCGTGTACAGTATTACAAATAAGAGACTTATATGGTCTTAATCTTTTCTCTAAATCAACAAGACAACAGGGTAAAATATCAGCCGTTGCAAATCCCTGAACAGGGTAATTACAGATGGCAGTTCTGTTTGTTGCAGTACCCCAACGTGTCCATTGTGTATCTGGAAAACAATATCTGCGACCAGAGGGCAGTATGATTTGTTTTGTTTGTACGGCTTCTTTCTGCAAATCTTCGTGCCAATCTGTTACACCTTCATACTTTTTCTTAAATGCTCTGTAATACTTTTGTTGTTCTGGTGTTCCTGTAGTGCCACCATACAATGGTTTGAATGTATCTGCTTTTGCTGTCTGTCTATCGCAACCAATCACAGATGCTGTATATGAATGTACATCTACACCTTCTCTTACATCTTTATATATTTGCGAATCATCTGCAAGAAATCCTGCAACTCTAAACTCCAACTGTGAATAGTCACCTTCAACGATTGACCCACCCTCAAACCTGCTTTCCACAACTTTGCGTATACGAAACGTAGATCCACGTGGCATATTCTGAAAATTTGGGTTTCTTGACGATAGACGACCTGTAGCAGTAATGCACTGCATAAACTCTGGATGTATGAAATTATTCTCATCAATGTTATTCTCCATTCCTTCTACAAATGTACTAAGATATGTACGCAAAGCCGAGTACCTTACATATAACTCAACGAACTCTTTGGCTTCACCCTTTAAAGATGACAACATCCCCTCAAGAGTTGTCTTGTCTGTTTTAAATCCTGCTTGTGCAACATCCTTTGTATTTCTTGGTACAATGCGTAATCCTGCAACTTGGTTACTTTGAGAATATACAACACCTGTTGCATTACAATTCTTACACAATCTATTTGCTTTACCCAACTGTCCGTTCTTCAGTTTAAGTCTTAAACGACCTTCACCTTCACACGTTCCACATTGATACCCTGTTGTCTTTCTGATTATTTGTGTGTTATTTCTTATGGCCGCAGCAAAATTAGTTTTGGACATTGGCTTACGCATCTTTATCTTTTTGGTTGCTCCACGCATCTCGTGTCCAATGTTAAACATCCTTGCCCAAGTCTCTTTGTTATTTATCTTTCTTGAATAAAACAACATAGACCTATCATCTGCACTGTTTAAATTTATTGGAGTGTCACCCATAACATCGCTAACAATTTCTTTAAGACGTTTGTCTATTGTAGTTAGCTCGTGTTCATATTCGTTGCGTATCTCATTTAGTGTCTCTAAATTTATTTTTATTCCTGCGTGTTCTATCTTCGCAAGAACATCTGTCATATCAAGCGACAAACGCAGTGTCGGCAATAGTTTCTTCATCTCCAAATAACTCCTCAAATGTTGTGCCAAAGGCTTCTAATTGTTTTAATGCAACTTGCTCAGTTGCTTCAACGTCTGCTATACCATACTCTTCTATTATATCATAGGGTATCTCATAAAATGTTTTACCATCTTTTAAATATCCGTCAACAAGACTTTTCTTTTTTAACGCACCATAGCGTTCAGCTACGCTTTGTAGTCCTAAACTCCAACGTCTGGAAGACGAAAGAATATACTCAGCAACCATAGTATCGTAAAGGTGATTGTTATAGACAAACCCACAATCACGCAACCACGTAATGTCGAACTTGATATTGTGACCAATAAGGACATCAACGTTGTCCAAAGCATCCTGCAATAGCTCGTTGCCCTTGTAGTCTGGTCTGCGAGTAGAATGATTGAAGCATAAGTAAGAGGTAAAGCTATCCATATACTTATAGCCAACGCTAACGAGTTTGTTGCCGAAATAAGGTAAGGGAGTAAATCCACCATTAGTCTTCTCCTTGTGTGTTGTCTCTACGTCTAGTGTCATGTAAATCATATTTCTTTTGTCTCTCTTTCTTTTTATTAAATTTCTTTTTGTCTGGCATTACTCTACGTCTATTATGTGCCATCATCAAGAGTTTAGCTATTGGGTTTATCTTTTGCACTTTAATCTTTATGACCATAAGGTTCAACATCATCCCCCATGACATGCTTACAACCATTCGGTGCTACATCACAGTTAGGATAACTATAACATCCTATATGTGGATCTACATATTCTATCCTTAACACTCTGTATTTTATGAAATCTTTAATGCGTCTGCAAGGAGACTCAATCCAGTACACATACGTAAATTCCCAGTACCCCCAATTCTCATCTGTCCAAACTTCTCTTCCGTCATCATCTTCTATCTTGGACAGTCCTTTCTCTGACTTTATGTCTTTAATAAGATCCTTATAATCAAGATAGTAAAAACAAAAAAATAATATTGTATCCTCTAGTTTAGTTTTTCTTCTATCACTTTCAACATAATCCCAAAATATGTCTTCAATTTTCCAAAATATACGCTTAATCATTAATAATACACTCCATGTTCTACATCTATATTACAGTTTAACATTCCATGCCACCCATTTACTTTATTTTTTGATATGCATATATGCCGCACTATATTCTCTACTTCACTTGATCCTGTCTTGCCTATGCCCACTATCACATCAGCTTCTCCTGCTTTTCCTGTCTTACTATTGTCAAGCATTGCATAGTCAATAAAGGCTCTATCGTGGGCTTCATAACTCGCTTGGGAAACTGCCCACAATAAAAGATTCCCACGTTTTGCAACTTCTCTAGCAAGTATGTAAATCTCTTTCAATCGTTCATCCCCACGACCAAACTCTCCACGCACTTTAAACTTATCCAACTGATCACAAAACATAATGTCAGGCTTGTTCAACTGTGCATAATCATTTACTTCTTCAATGGATGTTCCAACTGAATCCATAATCCGTAAATATGGCTTTATCTCTTTTCTGTATAACTCTATGTACTTCTCACGATCTGTATTTAGCTCTTGTTTTGTCACATTAAAATAACTTTGTATGATCCTTAGTTTTATGTTTACGGCAGGTTCTTCATTTGCCCAGTAAACAACTAATCTTTTTTGTCGTATGTAACTGGCACATAAGAACGCACAAAATGTCGTCTTGCCCACTTCTGGTCTGGCAAATATTATACCCAGATTACCTCTCCACATACCTTGTAACACATCACTAATAATTCCCCAATCAAATGGAAAGTCTGGTTGTCCAGCACCGTGATCAAGTAACTCCCCAAGATCCATATCAACTTCAGTATATGTCGTCTTATTTTCCATACGACCATCTTCAACTGTATCCATAATTCGTTGCAATTCACCAAAGTCTTCATCTTGTCCTGTAAATATGGATATGGCTTTCTCCCCAATAATCCTTGCTCTGTCACGCAACCAAAAGTTCTTGACTACATCCATCTGTAAGTCGTGGTTGTTTGCATCAGGGGGTAGTGAATCAACTACAAGAGATAGTTCCTTTTTCGATGAAGATGGCATCGCAGGATGTTTGTCAACGTGCAATGCAAAAAGTTCATCTTTTGTCAGATCCTTTTCATAGTTTGTGTGTGCAAATGAAATACTCCTGAACAATTCTTTCAATTGTCCAGAAAACATTTCTTCATCTAATATATTTTTTACCTTGTTGAAAAAGTCGTGGTTTAGACAAAACCCTATGACTTTATGATCAATCGATATGTTTTCTAATGGTTCGTTCACGTTCATTACCCTTTAAGTTTTTCAGATCATCTGTTAAAATTGCAACTTTACAGTTCACATAATGTGAAATCTTTTTTGTCATCTCCATTGCTTTGAGTGTTGCATCTTTGTCAAGTGCAACTACTGCATTTTTATACTTCTTAATAATGTCAATATGTTGTTGCAACAAGTTAGTTCCCATCAATGCTATTGATGAAACTTTGTCAGCTATACTACACGCAGATGGACAATCTTCTACAATAAAAATATTGTCACTATTAGTGTGTATATGAAATCCAAAGTTTGTCTTTCCGTATCTATACCACTTTGGCTTTTTGTCAGCTAATGTTCTCCCTATTGCATCAACTACCTTACCTTTGTCCTTTACAAGAAATGTCACTCTATCGAAACGAATGTCATACATAATGTCAGCACGATTGTCTAAATACGCTTGATACGAATTAACTGAACGCACATAGTCAACTGCTTTTTGATTACGAGATAAAGGAACAAAAGTAGTTGGTAGTTGAAACTCAAAAGAAGGAGTATGTTTTATACTTGGCTTAGACTTCTTTTCAAACACCATACGAGAGTTAGTTTTTGTCAGTCTTTTACCTGTCACACCTTTGACATCACAATCAGCATAAAAACAGTTGTACATTCTCTCATAACCATTGTCACTAACACTTAAAGTATTCTTCTTATGACACGATGGGCAATCCATTCTTAATCGCCCATTGGGTTGCAAAGCCAAATCTTCAATAAATGTTTTCACCCAAGTATAACTCATAAAAACGAAACTAATCCATAACAAAAACTATGTCAAATAATTTTTTTTTATTTTTTTGTTGACAGATAGTTTTCTATGCTTATTATCATAGTTCAGAGGTTCAACCCACTAGTAAAGAAAGGAAGGTCTATGACCCAATATTATAGTAATACTAAAGAAGACTATGTGAATATAAATGATATGCATCATCAACACGTTTGGTATGCATTTAAA